ATGGACAAAAGACGTTGACACCGCTGAACACTAACCATTGATTTAAATACACACATGAAAACAATAGCTTACTTCGACATTGAAACCAACGGCATTACAGACTGGTCAACTCTATCTGACCTCGAAACCCTGCACTGCCTCGTTGTTATAGACCAACAAGGTACTTGGGGGTATCGCTCCAACACCATCCAAGAAGGACTGGCTCGTCTATCTGAAGCTGACTACATCGTAGGACACAACAGCATCGGCTTTGACGCTATCGCCCTTTGGAAACTCTACGGATTCCGTCACGAGGGTGTATTGGACTCAGCAGTGATTGCTCGGTTTATGTTTCCTGATGTTCGCAACGACGACTTCAAGCGTGACAACTTCCCCAAGGAACTCATCGGCTCCCACTCCCTCAAAGCTTGGGGGTATCGCATTGGGAACAACAAGAGCGACCACGGGGAGACTGAAGACTGGTCAAGGTGGTCTCAAGAGATGGAAGACTACTGCATCCAAGACGTAGAAGTTACCAAGTCTCTCTATGAGTTCTTCCTTAAGAGAGGTCTTGGTGGTCTTCAGCAAGCGTGTGACCTAGAGCATGCCTTTGCTAAAGCTATCCGAGTACAAGAGCTAAACGGGTTTCCTTTTGACGTTAAAGCAGCAGAAGAACTCACAGCCACCCTCATGGGTCGCCGTGCTGCTCTTGACGTAGAATTGCGTGAGTTATTCGCGCCTACTGAAGAAGTCACCAAGAGTAACTGGTGGCTCGCTCCTGATGGTACAAAGTCCCGCACCAAGAAAGCCTTGGTCGAGAAGGGCTATAAAGCTAAGGAGATAACCAAGGGAGAGCCAGTTGTTAAGCTCATCCCATTCAACCCCAACAGTCGTGACCAGATTGCTGAACGACTAATGGCTAATGGCTGGAAGCCCTCCGCTTACGAAGGTAAACGCCCAGCAATTAACGAGGGGGTACTCAAAGAAATCGGAACACCTCAATCCGAGAAGCTTCTTGAGTACCTCCTCGTCACCAAGCGTCTCGGTCAAGTGGCTGAGGGTAAGCAAGCGTGGCTTAAGTTAGAGCGTAACGGACGCATCCACGGATCGGTAAATACCAACGGGGCTGTCTCTGGTCGGTGTACCCATCGGAATCCAAACGTGGCTCAAGTGCCATCTACTCGTGCTCCTTATGGTGCTGAGTGTCGCGCTTGCTTCACTGTCCCCGAAGGCAAGGTGCTTGTAGGTGCTGACGCTAGTGGCTTGGAGTTGCGCTGTCTCGCTCACTACCTAGCTATGTTTGGAGACAAGGAATACGCCAAGACTATCCTTGAGGGAGACATCCACACTGCTAATCAAAAGGCTGCTGGGTTGCCTACTCGTGATGATGCCAAGACATTCATCTACGCATTCCTGTATGGTGCTGGGGATGCCAAGATTGGTTCTATCGTAGGTGGGTCTTCCAAGGACGGTAAGCGTCTCAAGGAAGCCTTCATGCGTAAGACTCCATCCATCAAAAAGCTCTATGACGCCGTAGCGAACGCTCTGGAAACCAAAGGTATGCTTCGAGGTATTGATGGTCGCCCCCTTCCCTGTCGCTCTTCTCACTCTGCTGTGAATCTCCTGCTTCAGTCAGCGGGTGCAGTAGTTATGAAGCAAGCACTCATTGAGTTCGTAAGGATGGCAAAGCTACCCTACGAGATGCACGCTAATGTTCACGACGAAGTTCAGTTCTCTTGTGACCCTAAGCACGCTGACGAACTCGGTAGGACATTCTGTAACGCTCTAGGGAAAGCTGGGGAGGTTCTCAAGTTTAACTGCCCCCTCGATGGAGAGTTCTCTGTCGGGGCTAATTGGAAAGAAACGCACTAACACACATGAAAGAAACAAAGAATAAACTACTACTAATTGACGGAGACATCATTCTCTACAAAGCCGCTTCTGCTGCCGAGCAGGAGACACGATGGGATGATGACACGTGGACACTTCAGACCAACATGGCGGAAGCCAAGGCTGAGGCTGACCGTAACATTGATAGCATCCAAAAGGCTCTCAAGAGTAAGAACATTAAGGTGTTCTTCTCTCCTAGTCGCACCTTTCGTCACGACCTGTGGCCAGCTTACAAATCCAACCGTAAAGGCAAGCGTAAGCCCCTAGGACTTGGAGAACTCAAAGAATGGATGGTGGCGGAGTATGACTCTGTTTCCTATCCTAACATTGAGGCGGATGACGCTATTGGTATCTGGGCAACTGAAGACCCTGAGAACCGTGTAGCTGTCTCTATCGACAAGGACTTCGCCACGCTCCCTGTAACTATCTATAACCCCGACAAGGACACTCTTCGTACCATCTCTAAGGAGGATGCAGATCACTTCCACCTAGTACAATCCCTCATGGGAGACTCTACGGACGGATTTGCTGGTATCAAAGGTTGTGGCCCTATGACTGCTAAGAAGCTCCTAGAAAAGAACGGAGCTACTTGGAGTACTGTTGTGGAGGCTTACAAAGCCAAGGGGCTCACCGAGGACGACGCTCTTATAACTGCTCGCCTCGCTCGTATTCTTCAGCACGGAGACTACGACACCAACACACATGAAGTAACCCTCTGGACACCTAATAATGATTAACGCAATAGACCAATTAGTACACGACATCGAACAAGCCAACATTAAACACAATAAAACTATGACCAAAGTAATTGTAAAAGCAGACGAGCATCTAAATCCAACCCTACCAGATTCGGGGGCTCGCTCCGAGTTCACCACTGGTGCTGTCCGAGATGCCTCCGAAGGTAAAGGGAATCCCTCCTTGATACCTGTAGATGCTCTTCGGGCTGTGTCTCGGAGGTTTGAAGACGGAGCTACCAAGTACGGCAGAGACAACTGGAAGCAAGGTATCCCACTGAGCCGCTACGTGGATTCCCTATATCGTCACCTCTGGCAGTTCATAGAGGGAGATGAAACGGAAGACCACGCAGGGGCTATTATCTGGAACGCTATGTGCCTCACACAAACTAAAAAGTGGGTAGATGAAGGCAAGCTTCCTAGTGAACTTAACGACCTGTAAATTAGTAAACCACCGTAATGATGGAAACAGATAATTCAATAGAAATACCTCCTCTATCCAAGGCACTTTTAGACGCTCTAGAAGCTTCCTTCCCAGCTCAGGATTTCCCTGCGACTGATAAAGTTTCCCAGCTTAACTTTCACTATGGACAACGATCAGTGGTGAATTTCATTAAGCATCACTATCAACTTCAAACTGAAAATATAATCAACCCAGAATAATATAATATTATGTGCCTGCCTAAAGCCCCCAAGATCCCTGATCCAGTACCTCCTCCAGCGCCACCCCCTCCTCCTACTAAGGTGGCTAGCAAGGTCGAGAATAAAGCACTTAAGAAGCGCCAAGGCTCCAAAAAGAGTGGTACTTCTTCGCTTACTGTTCGTCGCTCTACAGTGAACACTGGTTCATCTGGTAGCGGTGCAAATATCAATTACTAATTAACTACAAATATGGCAGACCGAACCCTCACGATTAACCACGCAGATGGAGGCAGTGAAACCTATACTCTAAAGACCGAGGATGTCTTGGGGGTTCGGAATATGCAGGTAGACGGAGAGACGGTCACAATCGACCGTACAGCTCCCGACCTTGTTCGTTCTATTATAGCAGACGGACAAACCATTACCATTGATACCTCTAGGGAGGGTGTTCGCACTCTTACAGTAGATGGTACAGAGATCACCATTGACCGCTCCGAAGAGGCTAACCTTGAGAGCTTCCTTCAGGAATTTACGGGTGCTGCCGCTGCTTACTCCCTTCGTGATCTAGCAGGCGCTGGGAATACTACAGTAGTCCGTGTAAGACGGGGTAGTGATAATGCTGAGAAGGACTTTAAGGCTAAAAATATTACTTCTGGTGCAATGGTAAATTGGGTGAACGGACAGATAGTACCACCCTTGGACATTCGTGAACTTGACTCCAATGGTGAGCGAACAGGTGACCTAGTAGAAGCTGCCGCCGCCTACAGCCTCCGTAACCTTAGTGCAAGCTACACAGGGAACGTAGTGGACGTAAGACGTTATAGTGACGACGCAGAGGATTCCTTTACTGCGGCTGAGGTTGCTGATGGAACACTGACGGATTGGGTTAATACAAGTCTATCCAACGGAGTGTTTGCCAACAATGGATATGAAACTTATAGCGGAGCTTCGACGACTGGATTTACTGCAATCAATGGTGTTTCGTCTGGTTTTGCAAATAGCGTAATCCCTTCGGGCGTAGCGGGAAATAAATTAAAAGTTTCTTTTGATAT